GAAAGGGGTCCGCACGCAGTGCACAACACCGCGGGAATAATCCCGCATAACCAAAGGAGCGCAGTTGGCCGGTGGCACTTATACTACACGGGTTCGGAAATACAAACTCCGCAATTTGCGGGGTAAGTATTTCGTTACCCTAGGGCCCGGTGGTCCCATTCTTGATGGAACCACTGAAGTCCTCGATGATAGTACAAAGGTCACCGGGACACAGAGAACTGTGTCAAAAGGGAATCCCTGGCCTCCACGTAAAAGTGGATTCTCAGGAGATTTGGGCGGTAATTTTGAAACTACCGCGTCTTACTGTGAGGGAACTATCCCTTACCGTAAACTGTTGGGCATTACTCGATTCGGCCAGACTTATAACTGGCACGGAAAGGTATGCACATCACCAATTGGACCTAGCGGTCAAACGGAGTGGCCGCCTAACATCAGGTCGTCTGACGACGACTTGGATGAGGCGGGCGCAACCGCGATCGCGAGGTGCAAGCCCACTAACTCAATCGCCAACGTCTCTGTGTTTCTTGGAGAGTTGATGTCCGAGGGAATACCCCGGGTACTACTCTCAAGAGACTGGCAGAAGTCTGCGTCAGCGGCACGTGCCGCTGGAGATGATTATCTCAACGCAGCCTTCGGCTGGCGACCCCTTGTGAACGATCTAACACAGATCGCTCACGCCACTACCGCGACTGATTCTGCAATTAAGCAGCTTCAGCGTGATAGTGGTAGGCTCGTCCGGAGGAGTTATCGATTTCCAACTGAGTACACCTCAAGTACCGAAAGTCTGTCTTACGGATCTGGGTACGTACCCGGATTCGGACAGATTGCTCGGTTCTTGGAGCAACAAGGAGTCAGAGAGCGGAAGGTGGAGACCTCCCGCAGTCAGTGGTTTTCTGGCGCCTTTACTTACTATATTCCGGAGGACCTAAAAGGTTCTTCAGAAATAAGTGAGTTGAGGGCCAAGGCCGAATTAGTTTTCGGTCTATCACTGACTCCAGAAACTCTCTGGAATCTTACTCCTTGGAGCTGGGCCGTTGATTGGTTCACAAATACTGGAGATGTTATCTCCAATATATCTGATCACAATCGATATGGTCTGATTTTGCCCTATGGGTATATGATGGAACATACCATCAGTAAATATACCTATTCCCTGAAGGGTTCCAAATTCTGGAACTCCTCTGAGGGTTGCCCTGATCTCACTCTCGTTACAGAGAGTAAGGTTAGGCGTAAGGCAAATCCCTTTGGTTTCGGAGTCAATTGGGATGGATTAGATCCATTCCAGGTCTCCATTCTAGCTGCTTTGGGTTTGTCCCGAAGTGGTTAGAACAGTTGTTCACTGTTCACCAATCAGGCCCAAATGGGCCGGAAATGGAGCACGCCTATGGCGCTGTCCGATCCCCAGTCCATCACTATCTCCGGTACTCCGATCTCGCTGCCCCGTGTTTCTACGGGTCAGAATGAGTCGGATTACTGGTCAAGTGATGGCCTGGTAAAGCTCTCGCTTGCGAACGCCTACGGGCGCCGCACGCGTAGAGTTCTACGGGTCGACCATTCGAAGATCACAACGGATCCGTTCATTAGTACGCAGAACGTGAAGGTCTCCATGTCAAATTACATGGTATTTGACCTCCCGCCTGCGGGCTATACGAACGCCGATGTGAAGGCTGTGTACGATGGCTTTAAAGCCCTCTACACGGCTTCTTCGGACGCGGTCATCACCAAGCTTCTTGGTGGTGAGTCCTGATAAAAGACCCCCAAAGGCCAGTAATGGCCTAGGGGGTCCAACAGGACGCGCACCGTTCAACGGGCCCGGGCTTCCGCCCAGGCTCGATGCCTCTGACCTTGAGAGAATTCTCGCAAGGAATGGAGTAAGCGATGTTAAAATAGGCATCCTTGATTGGATAGCCATATTCTTTCATCGCCGAACGTTGCGCCCTGGTTCTCTGCTATATGCAATCGTGATGTGCCTTGTCGTGTACTTTGTACCCGACGCTGCACATTATATTGCTCCAGGATGATTACGTCCCTTTTCCGGGGCGTAACTACTTGGGCGATTAGGCCAGATATGAAGTTGTACTTTAGTGTACATCTTCGTTATCTGATCTAACGATTGCTAAGTGACAGAGGGACCCAGCTAACCTTAGGCTAAGGAAAGACCACCTCTATTTAAGGAGGGGCTTTGAAAAGCCTAATGTTGCTCTGGTTAAAGCTCGCCGATGAGATGGCGAGTGAGTTGCACACTAGCGCCACCAATGACGGCAAAACCGTCATAGGTCGGTGCAAACACGAGGGGTTATCGTTTCTCACGATAACCCTACCTACCTTCGGAAAAGACCTCCAAAAAGGTCTTGACCAAGGGTATGTAGACCGCAACCTCTTCCAAGGATTTTCCTGGAAGGGTGGTCTCCCGAAATTTCTTTCGGGTTTCCTCGGTCTTGTGTTTGACCGCTCTAGTGGTGTCCTGTTGGATGTACCAAACACGCACGCAATTCTTGCCGTGCGTCAGCTTACGCTGATGTTTGGTAAGATCAGTCTCCCTTGTAGTGATACAAGGGTTGCTGATGCGTTTACACAGTACATCCAATGTGAGAAGGAAATGGCCAACCTCGACAACGAATGGAGCTCTCATGAACTTGATAGCTTCAGGCGTGTGTCGATGTTGTTGTTTAGGGATGCGTTTACTGAAGTGGACCGTAAGGTCTACGACGGTACTCTACTCCCTAAACACGGTCCAGGCTCCACTGCGGACGGACTTCGCGGAAATGCGAAGTTCGCGCAGCGATCCTGGCCGTCTCGTTTGGAGAAGTACTTCCCTTCGGGGGAGTACCTCTTCCCCTCCTGGCGTTTTTACCAGGAGGACGAGGTCCATTTCCTCGAACCCGACGCAGAGATGCCTGTCAAGGTCATCTCTGTGCCTAAAACGCTCAAGACCCCAAGGATAATTGCTATGGAGCCGACTGCTGTGCAATATGCACAGCAGGGTCTCTATGCAGCTATCCGGGAATCGGTG